TAGCTTTAACTTTTTCTATTTGTATTTCTTTAGCTGATTCTATTTCTATTTCTCTAATAGCTTTCTTTTTTTCTAAATGATGCTTCAATGCATCAGTAGTAGAACTAATTAATGTTTTTCCTATTAAACTCCAGATCATTCTTTTAACTCCAGGGCCAACATAGCATAATGTATGATTTTTTGATACCTCTCTACTTGAGATTCACCTTTTTTAGCTCTACAAGCATATTTAACTATATTACCATCTATAAAATCTAGCTTATGGCTCATAATAAGCTCTATAGGCTGTATTTTTGCGTTTCTATAATGTTCCCCGCCCACTTGCCTATTTAATTGAGAATGCGTCTCTATGGGCTTCTCAGGGCGTAATTTGACTATCTTTTCCTTGTCCTTATCTTTGTCTTTTGTCATACTAATTTACCGATCCAATCACCTTTAGAATTTATAACCATGGGTAGTAAAACAGGATAGCCTTCTTCTATAACAGCACATCCTAATATAAACCTAGTTTTAAAATTTTTAGCATAAGCAAATGCAAGTGATTTTTGATTTATTAATGAACCTACATTCATAGCCCAGAATAAATTATCTGGGTTGGCCCAATATTGAATATTAAATTTTGTATGATAGTGACCCTGACAAGCAGACATTCCCATCGATTGCGATAGCTTAATACAATCGGCTGTTTTTCCGTGGGTAAAATAACATTTTTGTCCATTACTCATTTTAAGAGTAACATCTTCAACCCATTTCCATTTTTTAGTTCCAAGAAAATCACCATAATCTTTTAAGAACTCTCTAGACATTCCAAACTTTATAGCACGTCTATAAACTAAGCTTGAATGGTTAGAGTCAACTTCTATCATATTAGGAAATAAGGATTCTAATTCTTTAACATAAGTTCTAGCCATTTTTAATTCGTGACCCGGTGAGTAAAGATCGGGATCATGGGTGTGCATAGAGATAGCGTGGAAGTCTAATAGATCACCAATGTTTAAAACAAAATCTGGTTTGTATTCTTTTTTGATTTCTTTTAAAAAATTAAAAGCATCCTTATGATGATATGGAATATGTAAATCGCTTATAACTAATATCCTTTTATACGACATATTAGTGGTTGTATATTTAATTAGATAAAATGTAAAGTAGTTGGCCCAAAACGAGGATGGCAAGAGTGCCGACGCCGATCAGAATACGATCAATGTCTTTTTGAATGTGTGCAAGGTGATTGTTCATCATCAGATCAATCTTTTGATCGACAAGTTTAATCTTGCTTTCTAATTCAATATTTTTTTCTTTTTGAGTTGCCATATTTGACAACTATCAGGTTTGATCTACTTTCTCAAGAATTAATTCAAATCCACCACTTATTGAACTTGTTGCAGAAGATTTGGCTCTCATTTCTATATCTGTTTTAGCTAATATTATTTCTGGTACATGATAATTTTTTTCTATAAATCCACCTCTTGTTGTTATGAATGATCTTGTGTTCCATGTATTACCATTATCAATTTGTTTAATTCTAAATTTAATTTCATTTTCTAAATCTTTTGAACTTCCTACATCTAATTGAACTAAATAAGCCTGATACTTTCTTGGAACTGTGTAAACTGCCATTAAAGTTTGACCATAAGTTGGTTGTATTTGTGCGACAGTTGTTGATGAAACAGTTATTGTAATTGTTCCAACATTTGCATTTCCTGTAGTAGCAGTTTTCATTATTGCTCTAAAAACTCTAATAAAAGATGTTGAACTAGCAGAACCACCAATCGTTAAAGTTTCTGTAGCTAGATCGTAATTAGAATCTAATCCTTGTATCTCTACTGTTCCATTATCATCTGCACCAGTATTTGATGAAGTCGCAGTAGCAGTTCCAGCAGATGTAATAAAAGTATAATCTCCACCACCATCCCAGATTGTTTCAAATGATGTTCCTACACTAGAGTTATATACAAACTTTTGTATTCCTTGAAAGTTATTTACATCACCTCTTTGTATTGAAACTCCAAATGGTATATTAAAAACATTACTAATCATTTCTTTTTCTTTCTTCTAAGATCTGTGTCATGTTTTCTACTTCCACGTAAATATGAATTTACTCTAGCCATAGCCCATGCAGCCATTGGAACTCTTGGTCTTGAACCTGAACCAAGCCATGCTCCCTGGCCTCTTCGATATACTTTTCTAAGCTGAGCATAAGTTACACCTTTTTTACTATTAGCTTTTCTTTTTAAAGTAGCTTGAACAGATTTAGATAAAGGTTTGCGTCTTACTGCCATTATTTTACTCTCGATTTAAATAGTGATCTTGGAATACGTTGACCGGCTTTATATAATTTTGACATTTGTTTTAATAAACTTGCTCTTGCAGAACGAGCAGATCCTGAAAGACCAGAAAGATACTTTTTAGGAATTTTAGTTTTTTTATCTTTTGCGACTTTTCTTTTTTTTGCCATGTGCTGAATTTTTCATTAGTTTTCCGTCAGGCATATAATGATAGCCTTTAGGTGCTTTTTTTCTTTTAACCATTACTTTTTCTTTTTCTTTTTTTTCTTTTTAGGCTTCATTTTCATTCCACCTTTTTTTCCATAATGTCCAGGCATAATATCTCCTACCAAGGTTTGTATTTGACCTTATCGTTTTCATCACGATAAGCGATCAAAGATTGATTTCTATTATCTTTATCACAATATGAACAATGAATCCAACCAGAATGCGGTTGAAGTTTGTCATGAAACTCTAAAATTAATTGATCAAATTCTAAATGATTTTTAATCCATAAAGCTAATTCACCATTAGATATAGAGGGTATTTCAAAATCGGCTGCTTGGCCTTTGGCGTGTTGGCTATTGATAGAGCTACCTATCTTAATACATAATTCCGGGGTTCTAAAACCACTTGATATAATTACAGGTTTATTAAATTCTGATCTAATTGGTTGGAGTATATTAATACAAAGTAATTTAAGATTATCTATATGATCCGGGCTTGGCTCGTTAGGTATTCCATGCCTTATTGCTGTCTGACTTTTAGTCAGTTCAGATAGACTAAAATTTGCTGATAATTTCATAAGCGATAATTATACAGCTTTATAAATTATTTTAAAATGTTTTTAAGTGCTTCAAAAAATTGCTTTTGTTGTTTTTCACAATCTTCGATTGCATCTAAAAAGAACTTTGAAAAGTAGTTTTTTACTGTTTTGTAATCCATTCCCATTCGCTTTCGTTATAAGGTATCATAACTAGCTATATAGTGCGTTGCACAAATAATGCAATAGTTATCTAGCCGTAGCTGGAATGTTATTTGTTCCTACTAATGGGTTTTCAGCAAATGCCATGTAAATATAATTTCCACCAGATATGTTCCAAGTTTGGTCTGTTTGTCTTATTTTAAAACCATTAGATAAAAAATCTCCAAAATTAAAATTTGTTGCTTCTGCATCTGATGCACTTGGTGCTAATCTTTTATTTACAACATTAAAAGTATCTCTTGCACTATCGTTAAGTTGCCAGTTAGCTACTCCCCCATCTGTTCTTTTTAAAATAACCATAGCTGGTTTAAAGCCTAAATAGACAAACGTGCCATCTACATTTCCGTTACCTGTGTACTTTCCAAACTTACTAAATCCTTTTTTCTCTGCGAAGCAGTAAGCAATCATACCACCACTACTTCTATTTGTTCCATTACTTGCACCTAAACTAAATACTGAACTTGTTGGTGCTGTACTTTGAAATGGTAAAGAACTTGTTGCTTGTGCGTCTGTATTAAAGTGCATATATTTATCCCAACCAATAGCATCAAAACCATTGTGCCATTCTTGAATATTATCTCTTTCTTTTATAAGTAGAACTTTTGGTGCTACTCCAAGTCCATGACCCACTGTAGCATTAGCACCAGTACCAGTATAAGACACAATACTAAATCCACTTGTTGTATTAGCTGAAACTGTAGATGTAATAGAACCATCTGTGTTAGATGAACCGCTTGTGTTATCAGCTAACCAGTTCCAGCCAACATAAGTATTAGTGTTATTGTTAAGTGCCGCATTACTTCCTAATGAAAAACCATCACTATCAAACGAAGTTAATCCTGTGGATATAGTACCCTCAGCCGCTGTACTTGATGTATAAATTCTTTTTGTTGCACCTCTTACAGAATCATAAACTTGATGATGAGTAGTACCATTTCTTTCTTTACCCCAAACCCAATCTGGTTGAAATCCAACTCCTGTTATAGATTGTGTTGAGCCATTACCTGTCCACAAAACTGTATTAAAATAATCTGTAGGCTTGTTGATTTGCGGCACTATGCTAATCTCCTATTCCAATATTCTTGTGTTAGCTTATTTACTTCATTAATATATTGTTTAGTAAAGTATGGTCTATATCTACCAAGTTTATATCCCATTTCCAAATAATTTTTTATATTTTCTAAATTAACCCTTCTAGTCTTTGTTCCTTTATGAATAATAACTCTATGCTTTCCACCATCTTTAAAATTAATATTTTTATTTTTTAAATATGTATTCTTTATATGTTGCAAACTCATTTTTAATTTTGTTTGTATTGGTATTATTCTACCTAATTTTTTCTCACTCATTTTTTGTTTATGCTCATCACTAAACTTTAATTCTGATCTTAATTTCTCAGCAATCCTAGAATTGATTTTATAATCTCTTCCATCTTTCTTGTAATAACTCATAGCTTTAAAAGCATACAACATACTTCTTCTTGCTAATCCTTTAGTAAACTTACATAACAGCATATGAACTATAAAATGTTCTTTAGCAGTTAATTCAACTAAATTTGATTTATCATCTGTTCCACCAACTGATCTTGGTAATATATGATGTTTTTCTTTATAACCTTTTAATATTCTTGATTGAGCATTAGCTATAATATTATCATGCCAAAGTTTATATTTATTATCTATAAACATTAACTGTATTCCTCTGCGTTAATTGATTTGGTGCATAATGCTCTATAACCTGCTGGTACATCATATTCAAATATTCCGATACCATCATCAGGATTTTGTGCTGATGATACAGCAGTTGTTCCGAAAAATCCATTACCGAAGTTTGCTTGAACAGTGCTGTTATAACTTGAAGAACCATCACCACAACTAGGAAAATAAAATCCTGTAGGTTGAGAAGCTGGGTCTGTTATAGATATAGCACCAGTTCCAGTAGCGCCACTTGTTGGGTCTCCAGAGTTTTGCCATGTACCATTTTTAGCAAAATATAATTTATTATTATCTAAATCTAAAGCTATACCAATTACATCTCCAGTAGTATAAGTATCTCCATAAGAAGTTCCTGAGTTATTATAGTAATATACTCCAGTACCATAATATGAATAACCTGATGTTGTTGCTCCAGTAAATTGGTCATTTCTATCTCTTTCACTTGGGTCACTTTCTACGCCAATCATGTGAATATTTCCTGAACCAGCTTCTTTTGCAGATGCTTTAACTTCCCAATAATATTTACCAGATGAAACTCCTAAAGTTCCAGCCGCACCCCATAAATTAGTACCAGAAGTTAATGCAGTTGTATTTCCATTGGAAAGTACAGCATTATTATTTAAATCGTTCCATACACAAAAAACATTACTAGG